GTCTTCGTGCGGAGGTCCGCCATCTCCAACTCGTTGAGCTGCCAGAGCGGCCGGAAGAAGATGTCCCACTTCGCCGGCTCTCGGCCCTGCGTGGGGCCAAGCTTCGACAAGAAGGCGCCCCGGAAGAACTCCCGCAGCACCGGGCGCAGCCGCAGCTCCTGCTTGCCCTCGACCCTGTCGTAAAAGCTCCGCAGCCCCGGATCCTCCTGCGCGCCGAGGCCGCCCTTGAGGTTGCCGAGGAGGATGGACACCGGGACGTCGAAGACCGCCGCGAGACGATCCGCCAGCGCCCGCAGAATCTCGGGGACGCCGGAAAAGGACACGGGCTTGCGGTCGTAGGTCTGCTTCGCGTCGATGAACTTGATGCGCGTGAGCGACGTCATCCGCGACTGGAGGAAGGCGTACTGGATGAAGTTCTGCCGTGCTGCGGCGTTCTTCTCCTCGAGGATTCTGGAGAAATCGGGCACGCCCTGGACGTCGATCGAGGCGGTCTGCATGAGCGTCGCCGCCGCCTGCCAGCTCACGCCGAAGTCGGCGATCGCCGACGCCGCCCGGGTGAAGACGCTGTCGCCCCATCCACGATTGCCCTGCTGCGCCTCCGTCGTGGCCGGCTCCCCGTCGAAGATCAAGAAGCGGCTCTCGTGCACGTAGAAGAGCGTCGGCCCCGACGGGGAGGGCGGATAATCGTAGGCCGACTTCGGCAGCCTCTCGCCCGGGGCCGGCGTCGGCGTGATCGGCACCGTGCGATTCGCGACCTGAAAGATCTCGGGCTGGCCGTACTTGGGGGAGACGGCGTAGCGATAGGGGCGCCACATCGTGACGGGGCCATCCCACCCACCGCGGAGCGCGGTGAGGTGCGTGATCCGCCGCACGCGGTTCCAGTCGAGCGGATCCGTGAGCGGCCGTCCGCCATCGTCGACGCCGATGAACACGGCGCCGCCGCCGAAGGCGCGCTCGTAGATGAGCGCCTGCCGCACGGCCTGCGTGAGCTTCAACCCGTCGGCGAAGCGCTCCATCTCTTCGCCGATCGTCGCGCCGTCGGCGTTGACCTCGGGCAGCGGGCCCGGCGGTGGCGCGCCTGCAGCTTCGATCGGGATCTCGCCGGCGACAACGGCGTCCCACCGCCGCGCCCGCATCAGCGCATCCATGCGCCTCTTGCCGCCGCGCCGCGAATGGTCGAGGCGCCGCGCCTCCTCCCGCCAGCCCGCCGCCGCGCGCCGCGGGTCGCGCCGGATCGCGTCCATCTTCGCGCCCGGGTCGACCGTCACCGCCTCGCCCTCGACGAGCTGCACCTCCACGTCGAGCCACCGGCGGGTCATCTGGTCGGGGTAGATGTCGACGGCGTTCTTGCCGATGTCGGTCCCGCGGTACCACGCCTCACACTCGGCCGACGTGCGCCGCACGAACGCGAAGTCGGGCCCTCCGAGCGAGCCGCCCATCGCCTTGTCCACGCTCGGATCGCCGAGGCCGGACACCGCGTTGAGGAAGGCGTCCATGCGCTCGCCGGTGATGACGTTCACGGCGTCGGGGTGCTCACCGTTGATCGCGGGATCGCCGAGAGCTGCGGCCTCGGCGACGTTGGGATCGTAGCCGTCGAAGTGATCGACGACGGGGCGTGGCGTGGCGGTGAGCGGGCGGCCGGAGGCGTCGAAGAGCAGCGGCATGGTGGATTGCAGGATACCACCCGTGCTGCGGAGAGGAGCGGGGGCGGGGCGGTGGAGGACGACTACTTGAGAGCTGGCGCCTGCGCCGTCTCGGCGCCGGAGCATTTCCCCGGGCGCAACTGCCCGTCCTCCCAGAACCGCGCGTAGGTGGCGCTGTAATCCAGCGTCTCGTTGAGGTCGGCGGCGACGGCAGGGGCGACACGCCGGAGCGCATCGTAGATGCAGCCAGTCGGGCCGCGGCTGTCGATCTTGTGCCCGGCGTAGAGGTGCATCGCCAGCGTCAGCGCGTGCGCGATCTCCATGCGCGTCACCTCGTTGAGCGGCGCGAACGGTACCGGCACCGCGTCGGCGACGATCTCTTCGTGCACGGCCTCGAGCGCCTGCTTCGCGCCGTTCTCGAAGTCGCTTCGCACCGTCGTCGGGATCCGCGCCCGCACCACGGCGGCGGCGTCCGCGCGCCCGCGCTGGTAGGCGGCGGCGTCCGCGTCGCGGAGGGTGAGATCAACAAGGAAAACGAGATCGGCGATCGGCCCGCGAGTGGATATCGCCGTGCGCACTTCCTCGGGCGGGCAGCGATACCAATCCGCCACCGCCCGGATCGCCCGCTCGCGCAGGGCGTCGGGGGCGGGCGCCGCATCGCCGGGGACGGGGGCCGACGCGGCTTCGATCGCGATCCGCACCGCCCGCCCGTGGATGCAGGCGATTCCCTTCGTGGCGCAGTTGCAGGCGGTGCGCACCGCCTCCGCCAGCGCGGCCCCCTCGCGGTACGCCGCGGTGTCGCTCGGGTCGGTGGTCTCCGCGATCCCCTCGCTCGTCTGGAGGGGCCACGTCCCGACCACCCCGAGCGCGCACATCGCAGTCAACTCGCGCCGAGCGCGCTCCACGAGGGTCCGCGCGACGCTGATCCGGCCGGCGCCGTAGTCGTCCCGCGTGTGCCCGAGCGCGTCGGCGAGATGCTTGTCGAGCTGCTCGAAGGTGCCGCGGAAGAACGGGTGCAGCTTCTCGATCTGGTAGGACGCGCTCACGACCTCGCGCCAGGTGACGGCGCGTGCGGCGGCGGCGGCACCGCCTGCGAGGAGCGGACCGAACGCGTCGGCGATGTCCTCGATCGTCGGCATCCACTTCACCGCCAGGGAGTCGGGCATCTGCGGCGCCCCCTCCCGGCCACGCATCACCGAGAGCAACGCCTTCAAGAGCTTGTCGCGCATCTCCTGCCTCCGTCACATCGAGCGGCACACGCGCCGCCCGTGGATTGCAATCTATACAACGCGCGCCCACATTGCAACGCGCGCCGCGGCCACGTGCGCCGCCGGCTAGTACCGTGCGCTGGCGATCTCGTCGAAGAAGCTGCGCTCCTCGCCGAGCACCTTGAGCGCCTGCGAGCCGGCGTCCACGTCATCGTTGTAGCGGCCGACGGGGAACGAGGAGTGCTCGCCGACGAACTCGTCGAGCCAGGGCGCCCCATCGGGCAACTCGACGTTCCCGGCGCGCACGTAGGGCAGGAGGAACACGGACGCGCGCTGCTGCTTGTTGCCGTCGCTCACTGCCTCGGCGATGACACGCGGGATGCCGAGCACGTCGCTCAAGCGCTTCACGAGCGCAGAGCCGTTCGCCTTGTCCTCGACGACGAGTTGATCGTATTCGGGCCACTGGCCGAGCACGCCACCAATTGGGTAGTCGCGCCCCCGTGAGCGCATCCCGACCAGCGCCTGCTCCGTCGCGTCGTAATCCATCCGGGCGTGCACGCGGTCGAGGAGGAGCCGGCGAGCTCCGGAGGAGCCCCACACGTGGATCGCGACGAACGAGCCCGTCGTCGTCTCCTTGAACGTGCCGTCGACGCTGATCACGATGCGATCGAATCGCGAGGGCCGCGGGCTGGCCGGGCCGCCGTAGCAGCCGCGGGGGCGCTGCCCGATCATGCCGGCGGCGTCGTCGGGCGCGGTGCCGTCGGGCTTCCAAAACCGCCAGTCGGCCTTTTTGAAGAGGCCGCCGCCCTCGGGAGAAGGGCGCTGCTGGTGCTTCGCGGCGAAGCCGCTGGCTCCGAGCACCGTCCCGCCCTTGAGCTCCTCCACGACCTCGCGCGGGAAGCGCGTGGGGTTGAGGAGCTCGCCCTCCTGCGTGCGCGGATCTCGCCAGAACTCTTCGCGCACGGCGCCCTCGGGCCGGTGCCGGATGCGGTAGGTGACGCTGCGACGGTGCGGCTCGAACTCCGTCGGGAGACACAGGTGCTCCCATCCGCCGCCGGAGAGGACGAACGCGGCGGGATCGTCGTCGTGGAGCCGCTGCATGATCATGACGATGCGGCCGGTCTTCGGGTCGTTGAGGCGGGTCGGCAACTCCTTGCCGATGATCCGCTTGGCCTCATTGCGGGCCGGCTCCGAGAGGGTGTCGGCGTCGGCGAGCGGATCGTCGATGGAGACGAGGTCGCCACCGTGGCCGGTGATCTTGCTGGCGATGCCGTAGCTCGCGCGCCTGCCCCCGCGCGTCGTCTGGTAGTCGTCCTTCGCATTCTGATCCGGTGCGAGCGACCACCCGCCCGGCTTCGCCAATCGATCCTGGTACCAATCGCTCTCGACGAGCTGGCGGCACAGCCGGGAGTGCTCGACGGCCAGCGCCGACGAGTGCGACACGAAGAGGGAGCGCCAATCAGGCCTCGAGGCCCAGATCCATGCCGGCCACAGCACCGACACGAGCAAGGACTTCGAATGTCGTGGCGGGACCGTGATCAGGAGGCGCCGAATCTCGCCGCGCGTGACCGCCTCCAGGTGCTGGCAGATCGCGTCGATGTGCATCCCCGAGACGAAGGGGGCCGGCTCGACAATCGGCCACGCGGCGCGGACGAACTTCGAAAACGAGCCGCGGCAGGCCTCCGCGTCCTCGGCGAGGCGGCGCCCCTCCTCGGCTTCAATCTCCGCCTCCTGCCGCTTCGCCGCATCTTCGATGGCGCGCCGCAGGCTCTCCCGAGCTGCGCGGGCGGCCTTGCCGCGGCGGATGATCTCCGCGTGCGAGAGGTGGGCGAGGTGGGGCGGAACGACCGGGGCGGGCGGCATGGCCGGGAGCTACTTCTCGCCGGTGACGAGCTTCTCCGGGGCCGGGAGGTTGAGCTTCCTCGCGGCCTTCGCGATGCGGCCCCACGTGGCCGGCCGCATCACCTCGCCGCCCTTGTACGCCTTGCGGATGGAGCGGTCATCGACTTCGGCCATGGCGGCGATGCGCCTGCGATCGTGCGCGTTCATGGTGGAAAATGCTAACACGATGCCTGCGCTGTCCAAGGCAGGGCTGGATCGCAGGCAGGCGGTTGTGGCATCGTGCCGAGCGGCGGTCGGGAACGTCGCCCCCGGCCGCTCCGGCGCACTCCGGTGCAGCTCGGCTCCCGTGGTCGGCTGAGTGCCCGCGCCTCCTCCACTTCCGCCGGGGGAGGCGCGGGGCGGGGTTTCGAGTGGGGATTACGGGGTGGACGGCGACGACGCCTCTTCGGGCTCGGCGGCCAGAGCCGCGCCGACGCTCGGCTCGCGGTTGAAGAGGGCGCGGAACACCTCGACGGAGCTCTCCGCGATCGCCGTCGCCATGCCGTCCCGGTAGATCCGGTCGGCATACGCACCGATGCCGTCCGTCCGCGCGGCGAAGCCCGCCGCGATCGTCGCGAGAAGCATGCGATCCTCGCAGGCGTTGGCGGACACCACCTCCGGCGCGAAGTCGGCCTCGTTCCAGCGCCACTGGAGCGCGCTCGCCTCGCCGGCCATCATCGGCCGGTTGCCCGCGCGCGGGTGGCGGTAGATGAAGCCCGTCAGCCCCATCGGGAGCGGCGTTGCGGTCGCCGCCCACCCGCACTCGATCAGGCGCGCATCGGGGCGCACCACATTCGTCTCGCTCTTCTCCATCGGTTTCTCCATGGTTCAGTCGATCCACTTGTCCTTGCGGAGCGCCGCCCGGACTACATCGGGCCCGCTGTAGCCGCTCTCGGCGACGCGGGCCCAGAACGTCTCGGCCTCCGCCGGAGTCAGCCGCACGGAGCACACGGTCACGGTGCGGCCGACATCGGCCCGGGGCTTCCGGCCGGCGCCGGGGCGGGCTCCGCCGCGTTTGGGGGTGCTCTCGGGCTTGGGGGCGCGGGGCGACATCAGGGACGCTCCATGCCCGCGACGATGGCGGCGGGGTCGACGGACTCCCGAATCTGCCGCGCAAGACCGCGCAATTCCTGGTCATGCACGTAGAGCGCCGCAGCTTCAATCCCCGCCCGCACGCCCTCCTCCCGCGCCCGTCTCAACTCCTCCCGCGCTTCGTCGCGCTGCGCCTGCATCGCCGTCACGCGCTCGACGTGGTCACGCTCGACGATCGCGGCGTTGTCGCGGGCCACGGCGAGGAGGTTGCCGATGCGCTCCGCCTCCGCCGCGTTCTTCGTCGCCAGCGCGCGCCACTTCTCCGCCTCCGCCTCGCACGTCTTGAGGTCTGCGCGCTGCTCGATGGTGAGCACGTTCTCGTCGGGCGTGCGGCACCAGCCGCCCCACTCCCCGCCCCACGTCACCACAGGACTCCCCGAAACGTGTTCGACCCCCTCGCCGCTGGGGCCGACGACGAGGTGTACCGCATTGACGTATCCGTTCGTGTTGCGATGCCACGCGAGGACCGCGGCGTTGTTCGGCGTCGCCGCCTTCCGCGCGCGCACCTCATCCGCCGTCGGCGGCGTCTTGCTCCACTTGCTCATGTTGCACCTCTCGTTGTTGCAGTCGTTGGAGCGCGAGCCGCCCGCCATGAGCGGCTCGCGCGGGGTCCGGTCCTACAGCGCCTCCGCCTCCCGGGCGCGGTCCAGCTCGCCGCGGTTCTCCTCGCACGCCGCCCCGTAGAGGGCCGCGCGCTCCTCGTCATCCCCGAGCGTCACGTCGCTGTGGAACCGGACGTTGAAGTAGTCGGTCATGATGTCGCTGCGGTCGTAGTTGTAGGCGGCGACGATCTCCCGCACCGCAGCGCGGACCGCCTCCGCCTCGGCGGTCGCCTTCACCGTCATCCCGTGCGAGCGACCGAACGACACGTCCTCGACGATGCGCCACGTACAGAAGGGCAGCTCGTCGATCGTCACGTCGATGGAGCCGCCCCCGCTGTAGTTGCGCGTGCGCACGCTGTAGCTGGCCCGGGGCAGCGTCCCGGCCTTGACCGCCGCCTTGATGTCGGCGCGGATGCGCGCGGCGAGCTGCGTGCGGCTCTCGTCCTTCGTCGCCTGGTACTTGCTGCCCTCCTGCGCCCGGAGCTTCGCCTGCCGCGCCTCTTCGCGCCGGCGGGCGGCCTCCGTGCGGGCGGCGATGATCGCCGGCGTCGTGCCCTTCTCGCAGAAGGTGATCATCGACTCGAGCGCGGTCGCCACGGGCGAGCTTGCCCAGGCGGGGTGCTCGCAGACCTGGTTGCGGTAGTGGCGGATCGCGTCGATGAGCGCGTCCACGTCGAGCGGGTTGAGGCGCGCGGCGGCGATCATCCCGCGCGTCACGCGCACCGGCTGCGCCTCCTCGCGGTACTTGTGCGCGATGGCGTCGGCGTTCACCGCAGCGAAGACCTCAGCCAGCGTGTCGAGCTTCGCGGGGTCGGTGGGCTCCTCGGCGTAGCGCGCGAACGAGCCAACGATCGAGGCGATTTCTTCGGGGGCGAGGAGGGCGACGCTCATGGGATGGGGCTCCGTGGTCGGGAGGGGAAGGAGGGCGGGCGCCCCGTGCTGGCGGCGCCCCGGGCGGGTGTCAGGCAGCGACGTAGCGGCCGGTGGCGTTGTCGAAGACCATGCGCTGCGGGCGCGCTAGCGCCGCCTCGAAGGCCGCCTCGTGAAGCGCGCCGCGGCGAGCGAACTCGGCGGCGGCCTCTTCGGCGTTCATCGTCTGCGTGAAGTTGCGGAAGTTGCGGGTGAAGCCGCCCGCGCCGTCAGTGGTGGTGTAATTGAAGCCCCCGCTCCGCGACGAGAACGTGAACGACGACACCTCGATCTTGACGAACTCGGGGAGGCCGAAGACCTCGACGGTGGCGAGGCCGAAGGTCATCGAGGGGCGGGGCTGCGTCGTGGTCGTCATGGGGCGTCATCTCCGTCGTTCTTCGGCGGCTCCGTGCTGCCGATGGACAAGAGATAATCCCGCTGTTTGATTCGCGCAAGCAAAATCAAACGAGCGGTGTCATCTTTCTTCGCCACCGTCGGAGCCAGCGCGCAGCCGCGCCACCTCCGCGCGCAGCCTCCCGACCTTCCGCGCCTCCTCGGCCAGCCGGCGCCGGGCCTCGTCGCGCTCGCGCTCGAAGATCGCCGCGGCGTAGTTGGCGAGGGCGCGGCCGAACGTCCGGCCCTGCGGCCCCTGCGGGCGGTCCTCGACGAGCCTCGCGCGCGCCACGATGCTCTCGGCCCGCTGCGCGCGGCGGTGGAGTCGCGTCGTCAGCCGGCGCAGCTCGACGAGGGCGTCGGCCACGCCGTCGAGCCACACGTCGAGGGCGCGGAGCTGGCGCCCCTCACGCGCTGCCGCGGCGCAGGCGCGCGTCTCAGCGATGAGGGCGGCGATGTCGCGGGGAAGGCTCACGGCGCGTCCCGGAGGAGCTGGTAGCCCTTACGGGAGGGCCGCAGCCGGGAGAGCGCGATCCGGGTGGTGCGGCCTGCATCGCTCACGACGGTCGCCTCGGCGAGGTCGACGTGCACGACGCGGAAGGTGCGCACGGGCTGCGGATCGAAGAGGGTCGCGGGGCGGTGGTAGCGGGCATGGGCCCAGACCTGGCCGGAGCGGACCGCGGGGGAGGGGAGGCGGGACCGGGGCATGGGCGCGGGCCTACGTGGGGTCGGGGCTGGTGAAGAGGGAGAGCTGCGGCGGGGCGGGCACGGCGGGCGCGGCCTTCCTCTCCTCCGTCTCGGCGCGAGCTAGCGCCGCCGCCCCGTAGCGCGCCTCAAGGTCCGCCGCCTTGCCCCTGATGGCGGGACAGCCGC